TAGATTCAATTGATATGCCTATGAAAGATATGGATAAATTAAGACCATTTATAAAAATTCATTTAAAATTTATCCAGGAATATGATTTGGATTATAATGAAATAAGGATATTATTTAATATTAATGAAGAAAATATTGAAATTGTGAAGAAATATGCAACATATATTCAAAGTGATATTTTAAATATGATAAATTTAAAGTATGCTGATAAATTAACTGATTTAAATAGTAGTAATTCAAATGAATATTATGATTATTTAAAAATGGCTAAAAAAGCAAAATTGGATCTAAAAAATAAGAGAATATTATATCCATCTAATATAATTCAAGCTCATGATGATGTTTTAAGGCAAGTTGAAGTAGTAAGAAATAAGAAATATAATAATTCTATTAAAAAGAGATATAAAGAATTAGAAGATAATTTATATTATGATAATAAATATATTATTTATCCAGTTAAAACAATTGATGAGTTAGTGCAGGAATCTTTAGAACAAAATAATTGTGTTAGAACTTATGCTGAAAGAATATGTAAAAAAGAATGTGATATTTATTTTATGAGATTATTATCTGATAAAGATAAATCATTGGTAACGGTTGAGGTAAGAAATAATAAGGTAGTTCAACAAAGAATAAAGAATAATCAAGATACTACTAAAGAACAAAAACAGTTTCTAAAACAATGGGAAAAAGAAGTATTACAATATAATTAAAGTTTCACATAACTCACATTAAATTAGTGGTATAATGTAATGTAGATATAGAGGCAATAGAAATATTGTCTTTTTCTGTGTTTATATGAGAGTATGAAGAAATTATCAAAGTTAGCACCTTTTTATAAATATATCAAATCCCAATGCCTATATATTTATTCTTTTCTCATACTTTCATATAAGCATAGAAAGGTGCTATGTTTAATTAGGGAGAGGCATATATGTTAAAAAGTTGTAATAGATGTGGAATGATTCACGATTTTAATAAGAAATGTTATAAAAATAGGCAAGTAAGAGGAAAAACTAAGGCTGATGAGTTTCGTAATACTAATAAATGGCATCAAAAGAGTCATGATATTAGAGAGCGAGATAAGAATTTGTGTAGATGTTGTATGGCAAATATCTTTGATACTCAACAAATTTATAACTTTAATAAGCTAGAAGTTCATCATATTACACCATTAGAAGAAGATTATGATAAGAGATTAGATGATGATAATTTGATAACTCTTTGTTGTTATCATCATAAATTATCTGATAAGGGTATTATTCCTAGATATATCTTAGAAGAATTAACTAATCCAGAGTGTAATTTAGTGGAAATTAAGGCAAAAGTGGAGGATATAATCATCCCCCCTGCCTTTTAATTTTAAAAATAATAAATTTTTTGAAACCTACCCATCAACTAAAAGTGTAAAAAATGCCTAAAATGAAAATTTCACTATCAACAACTTAAAGAAATGGGGTGATAAATATGTCAAGACCTGCTAAAGCAATTGATACAAACTCAATGAAAATGAGTAAAGAAGAAAGGAAAGCAAGAGAAGAAAACGAAAAAAAATTAAGAGGTGCAAATAATAATATTAAACCTTTTTCTTATTTGAATAGAAGGCAAAAAGCAATATTCAAAGATATCTTAAATAATCTTAATAAAGATATTTTGAGTAATTTAGATACTTATTTATTAAATCAGACTGCTATTACAATTGAGAGATTAGAAAGTTTAGAAAAAGAGATAAATATTGCTAGTAAGATTACAGATGAGAATGGAAAAGAAAAAGATAAGTTAGATGTAAAATTAATTGCTTCTTTGAAATCTGTAAGAGATATGTATTCTAAAGACTTTTTTAGATGTTGTAATGAATTATCTTTATCACCACAAGCAAGGGCAAAAATATCTATTAACACATCAACACCAGAAAAGAAAACATTAATGGATATTTTAAATGAAGATGATGATGAATAGTATAATAGAAAATCATCCTAGTTATGTTTATGCTAGAAAAATAGTTGATGGAACAATTAAACCACCAGCATTATATTATGAATTAAATGGTGATAAAAAGTTTGTGCCTCCTAAATATGTCAAGAAACAATGTATTATATTTTTGGATATTGCAGATGGTAAGTCAACGAAGTATGTTATTGATGAAAAAAGAATTAGTAAGATAGATAAAATATGTAAAGTTTTAGTTATGGCTAAAGGTATTAAAACAGGAGAAAAAATATATAAGGCTTTATCAGGATATCAATGGTTGTTAATCGTAGCGAGTTTATGCACAGTATATAGAGAAAATAGAAAAAAAAGAAGATATGAAACTGTAGTTCTGGAAATTTGTAGAAAGAACGGTAAAACATTTATTGTTGCTTTCTTAATGTTATTGTTGTTTTATTTAGAGCCTAAATTTTCTAGGTTCTTTTCTGTTGCACCAGATGGAGCTTTAGCTAAAGAAATAAAACAAGCATTAGAACCATTAATAAAAGCAAATACTAAAGTGTTTGAAGAAGATGAATTTAAAATATTAAGAGATTGTATAAGACATAAATATTCTGATACTGTTTATACACCACTTAATTATTCTAAAGATAGAATGGATGGTAAAGAACCTAATGTTTTCGTAGCAGATGAAGTTGGTGCTTTGCCTAATGTATATCCAATAGAGGCAATGAGATCTGGACAATTACTTGTTATTAATAAATTAGGATTTATTATTTCAACAAAATATCCAACTATTGATAATCCAATGGAAGAAGAAGTTGGATATGCTAAAAAAGTTTTAGATGATATTGTTCCAGATGAAACTATATTTGCATTGTTGTATGAGCCAGATGAAACTAAAAATTGGACTACTGATGATAATATAATTTTACAATCTAATCCATTAGCATTGGAAATACCAGCAGTATATAAAGATTTATTAGATAAAAGAAGAAAAGCAATAGAACAAGAAAAAAAGAGAGAAAACTTTTTGACAAAGCATTGTAATATTATTTATCAGGGTGCCGGAACTGAAAGTTTTATAGATGTATCAGAAGTTCAAAAATGTAAGGTTGATAAAATTGATTGGTCTGGTAGAGAAGTATTTCTTGGTGTTGACTTATCTATGACAAATGATAACTGTTCTGTAGGGATGACAAGTAATGATGATGAAACAATTCTAGCTGAAGCAATAACATTTATTCCAGAAGGTAGAATAGAAGAAAAGAATCAATTTGAGAAAATTAATTATTATGATTTTATTAATGCTATGAAATGTATTGCTTGTGGTGATAGAACAGTTGATTATAAAGTTATTGAAGATTTTGTATTTGCTATTGAAGAAAAATATAATGTTGTTGTTATGGCAATTGGTTATGATAGATATAATGCTTTATCATCAGCTCAAAAGTGGGATGAGAAATATAATACTGTTTGTATAAGACAGCACTCTGATACTTTGCATCCACCAACAAAGTTATTGTATGAAAAAATTATGGATGGAAAATTTAAATATGAAGAAAATAAATTATTAGAAATTAATTTCCAAAATGCTAGATGTGTGTATGATACTAATATGAATAGGTATGTTAATAAAAAGAAATCTAATGGGAAAATAGATATGGTTGTTGCATTAATTAATAGTATTTATCTATTACAACAAGAGGTATATTTAGAAAATGGTAATTTTTTTGTTCAGGTATTGTAAGTTTCACATTTTTCACACTACATCTGTGTTATAATGTAAATGTAGAAGAATGGATAGTAAAGCGAAACAGGCATAATTGCTTGTTTTTTTGTTGTATAGAACAGGAGGTGAATAAATGGGATTATTTGATTTTTTTAGAAAAAGAGAAGAAACTACTCAAGAAACTACACAAGAAAGTTCATCTCAAGAAGATATATTATTAAAGAGTTTATTAAGAGGAGAACAAATAACAAAAGATAAAGCATTGTCTATACCAGCAGTAGCTAGTGCAGTAGATAGGCTTTCAAATTCAATTGCTATGTTGCCTATTAAATTATATAAATACGAAAAAAAGATAAATGAAGATGGAAAACAAGAAGTTAAGG